CGTGGAACATCGCACGCTCGGTGCGCTCCAGCAGCTTGATCGTGCCCATCGCGGTCTCGCGCGCCAGGGCCTGCTTGTTGACGCCCAGGAGGCCGACCGTGGTCGCCACGTCGGTGACCTCGCGCTTCTCGGCGAGGTACTTGATCCGCACGCTCTCGCGCGAATCGATGGTCACGTTCGTGCCGGTCACGCCACCTTCGTCGAAGAAGATGGGCATGTCGGCACCCTGCGCGACCTGCACGGTGTACTCATGCAGCGGCTGGCTGGCCCGACCACGGGGGGCGCGCTTCCAGAGCGTCAGGTCCTCGTTGGTGAACGAGAGGCTGGCGCCCGTGTTGGCGATCGACTGGGCGACCAGCGGCGCGTAGCTGCCGGCGTCGCCGCCAGAGGTGCCCGCAGGGGTCTGGTAGCCGATCGTGGCCGCCTTGCGCAACGCGTTGTTGAGGCGGCTGATCTCGTTGCGCGAGACCTGACCGGCGCCGATGTCCTCGGCACCACCCATGACCTGATTGAAAAAGTCCATTCGGAACTCCTGAGTTGCGACTCCTCAGCCGCTATGAATTCGATCAGGTACCCGGGGGCCCCGCCTTTGGTGGTGCGACGAATCTCGCCTACCGGATGTTGTAGCTCTTGGCGATGTGGCTGGGCGAGATGCCCGAGTCGAGTTCGCCGATCGCCTTCGTCAGGGCCTGCGCGCGAGGAGTGACCTTGCCGACCGCGACGATGGTCTGCATCTCCGCGGTGGCCTTGGCCATGACCGTGGAATAGTTCTCGTCCTCTCCCTGCGCGCCGGGCTGAGTGACCTCGTGCGGCGAGGGCACGACGGCGGTCTCGCCGGTCACGCCGCGGGGCTCGCTGGGCTGCGCCAGGGCCTTCTCGATGGCCGCGTACCGCGCCGCCATGGCCTCGTTCTGCGCCTTCATGATCTCGAAGGCCTGCAGCTGCGCGGCGCCCAGGGCGTCGATCTTGTCGCTGAAGCTCTTCTCGACCTTGTCGACCTTCGCCGCGCTCGCCTCGATGCTCTGGGTGACGGCGCCGATGGTCTCGGCGTGCTCACGGTCGAGTCCCTTGCGCAACTTCTCGATCGCCAGGGCGTAGGGGTCGGCCTCGACGCCCATCGCCTTGTTGATCTGGTCTTCGCTCGGCGCGGTGCCGAGGGCATTCGTGAGCATCTCGATGACGGAGTTGCGATCCATGGTGGTGTCCTCGCCCTGCTGGGGTGCCCCTTCGAGGGCTTTGATCACGCAGCTGATCTCGTCAGCGGTCGCGTGGGGGAAATTCTTTTGGATGCTGGCGGATCGACGGGCGAACAACTGCAATTGCTCCCTCTCGTCGACCTCGGCCTGCTCGGCCTGTTCGGCCTGTTCGGCCTGCTCGATCAACTCGACCGGTACCTCGACCGGGGCCGGCTCGGGCTCGAACAGCGCCATCTGGCGCACCGCGGCCTTCTGGAGCGTGACCATCGCGGTCTCAGGATTCTTGGGGTGCTCGCATACGCTGACGTTCATGATGCGGCACTTGGTGATCCGCTTCTCGTCCAGCGGATGGCGCTCGAGCACCTCACCCTCGATGCTGAAACCATACGTCCGCTTGGCGTTGCTCTTGCGCATGCCCTGCGCGGTCTCGTAGATCCGCTTGCCCTCTGCGACGTGCAGATAGAGCGCACCCTGCAACAGCGTGCAGTTGCCCTTGCGCGTGATGCTGATCGGCTCACCGACGGTCATGTTCGTGTGGTTGTAGTTGAGCAAGCCACGCTGCTCGAAGTACGCCCAGTCGATCCCGTCCTGGTCGATGACCTCGCCGTCGAAGTCACAGGTGTCCGTGCTCACAATGCCGCCGATGAGTCCCTGCCCCTCGGGCATCTCCGCGGCCACGCTCTTTGCAAGCATGGGTGTCCACCCCTTGAAGAGGTCGGAGGGCTTCGTGGTCGGCGCGTCAGTCATTCGGGCTCCTTGGGACAGATCGTACCAGAGTGTGCCAGGGTGTGCCTACCCAAATAGGAGGAATGGGCGTTATTTTGCTTTTAGCATCTTTCACTCGCCCGCCTCGTCATCGGGGAACAGGGCGTCGATGTCGATGGGGTCCAGGCTGTCTGGGTCGAGCGCGGGCTGCGAGAACGGGTCGTCCGGGTCAGGGACCAGGCCCGCTGCGCGGTCGGCGGCGTCCTCGCGCTTCATCTGTAGAAGTTGCAGCGCGGTGTTCTGGTACGCGGGGTCCCCGATGAATTCCGCGGCCCCTCCGTCAACCTCTTCGGGGATGGCGGGGTAGTCGTACTTGGCCCGGACCTCGTTGTACGTGCAGATGCCCTTGAGCCTCTTGAGCTCGCGCTCCAGCCGAGCCTCTCGCTGGGCCGCGTCCAGGCCGACCGGGACGATCTCGTAGTTGGGGTCCTTGTACGCCATGACGTGGCGGTTCAGGCACCGGAAGAAGAAACGCACCAGGGGGCGTAGACCCTTCTCCTTGGATGCCAGGATGCGCTGCTCGGGCCCCTGCTGGAACACGGACGAGGTCTGCCCCTCGTTCCCGTGGATGAAGCCCAACTCCGCGGGGTCCATCTGGAAATTGGCGCAGACCATCTTCTGCAGATAGGCCATCCACTGCGCGAACTCCATCTCCCGGTTGTTCTGGCTCATGTTGATCGACAGCAGGTCTTCGTTGGCACCTGGGTCGAGTTGGATGATGGGGGTCTTGCGGGCGTTGTGCGCCCCGCTCATCATGCTGTAGAAGTCCCGCTGGAACGTGCGGAACAAGTCCTTGCCCATGTTCGACTTGAGCGCGAGAACGCCTGCGGCATGCAGCCCGTGAGTGAAATTGCCTTCGTTGTACGACTCGCCGTGCAGGATGCCCGTGACCATGCGGATCAGGTTCTCGAGCTCGGGGTGGCCGTAGCCCCGGACAGCGATCCGGGTGCGAGGGCGACGGATGCAGAACGCCAATTCCTTGTGGCGCCACTCCGCGACCACCTCTTGTCGCACGACCTGGACGTAGCGGCTCGTCGTCTTGAAGTTCCGCTTGCCCTTGTCGAACTCCTTCTGGGAGGGGATCGCTCGGCGGATGGTCGCTGAGTCAGCGGGCAAGAACCCCGCGAGATCGCCGCCCCGAGTGTAGATGTTCTCGAAGCACGCCTGATCCCAGGTCAGGCTGTCCGTGATGAACTGCCGACTGAAGGACTCGAGGCCGCTCAGGTAGCCCGTCTCGCCGCACTCCAGGTACCAGTCGGTCAACTCACGGATGCGGGCCAACTCGGCCTTGCTGGGGCTCTTGGCCCTGTCCTTCAACCTGACCACGTAGCCCAGGTCGTCGTCGTCGAGCGACGGGGCCATGAACTCAGACAGCTGGTTCGCCCGGGTGTTGATGATCGCACTCACGGTGGGCGTGGCCGCCATCTGGGACAGGGTGTGGTAGCCGATGCCCCCAGTGCCCAGGTGGATGTCGCCCGTAGAGGCCTCATCGCCGGCCTGCAGGGCGTCATAGGGGTCGAGGTCGCGGACCTTGCCTTGCTGGTACTTGCGGGCTTTTTTCAAGAGGGGTGACTCGATACCTGCCGCTTTCGCGAGGTCGAGCGTGGTGAGGGCGTCCTCGATCTCAGCAGTCTGCCCCGGCGCCCCCCCGAGCATCGCCCGAGCGAGGGTGTTCTCCGCGCGCTCGATCGCCCCCTCAGTGGGGATCGCCACGAGCCCAGGCTGCTGCTTCTTCCAGAACGCCCAGTTCATGACTACTCCGCGTCGCCGTTGGTGTCCTTGAAGGTCCAGCAGCCGAGCACAGGGTTGTAGCCGTTGCGGGCGGCGGCGCCGTCGGACCAGCCCTTGCCCGCAGCGCCCTGCGCAGAGGTCCAGATGTTGGGGAACAGGGCCTCGGGGCTGAACTGGATAAGGGTGCCCTGTCCGGGCGTGTTCGCCAGTCCGATGCCCAGCGGGGTGGTGCGGAACGCGCCAGCGCCGTCGGTGCTCCGGGGTGAGGTCAGACCGTTGACGATGGAGGGGTACGCCGTCACGCCCTGTGCCCACACGCCGTCAGAGACCTCGATCGCCTTGTGGTCGGAGTTGAGGGTGCTGTACCAGTCCGCCCACGCACCGCCGAACAGCACGATCCCGTCACCCATGTTCGCGCTCAGCCGCGTGGGCTCCCCCGCGAAGAACCCGCCCGTATAGGCGCCGCCCACCTTGAACCGGACGCTGAGCCACGAGGCCCCGGAACTGATCTTGAGTCGCCCGTCGAGGCTGGTGCTGGTGCCGCCCTGACAGTCGACGACCCACCCGGACCAGCGCGCCCCGACCGTGAAGGGGAGGGACGTGATGTTCGTGATGCCACCCCCCGGGTCGATGCCCACGATGAGATCGTCTGAGGTCGAAAGCGCGCCCCCGTCAACGCCGACGCCGCCACAGCCGTTGTGGTCCGCGATGGCGATGTTGATCGTGCCGGTCGCGACGTCCTCGAGCACGAAGCCAGAGTCGCCCGTGGCCCACACGATCGAGGGGACGGTCACTCCTGCCTTGATGCTCCAATTGGGGTCGCTGCCACCCGCGAAGTGGACGTACATCTCGCGCAGGAGCTCGTTGTGGTCTGCCGAGGCACCCACGAAGGCCAAGGCCTTGCCGAAAACATCAGCCATTACAGGCCTCCATCAGGTGTAGCTACGGGGGAGGATAGGTCGGCCGTTGGGAACACGCCCACGGCCACGGCGTAGATGGTCGCGACGGGGGCCTGTGCTGACGCGCCCCCACCCCCGCCAGAGGCTGACCCTCCAGCAGTGGCACCGTCCCCCACGTACAGTGCCCCGAGGTCGTTGTCGTAGATCAGCGTGTCTGATGGCCATGTACGGCTCAGGCGCTGCGCTGTCGACATGCGCTCGATGGGCAGGTACTTGTCGAAGTAGACGGCCATCGTCTATCGCTCGGGGGCGTAGGTGATGCCTACGACGGGGGCCGCTCCCCCGCCAGTCCCGGCGAACGTGATCCGCCACGCAGACACCAGGGGGTTTCGGTCCCACTCGGACGAGTCGACCTCGGTCAGGCCAGCCGACCGCGAGATGGCCGAGTTGGGGGCGTGGACCGGGTAGTACCCGATGTCCCATGTGCCCCCGTCCAGCCCGCTGACGCTGATCGTGTAGGCGTTGTTCATCTCGGCGGGCGTGTGCCCGATCTCGTGGCGACTGACGAGGAGGGGGTCCCAGCCGCCGCCGCCGTCATCGACCGCGTCGAGGGTGATCGACCGATACGCCATGTGCAGCCTCCTAATTCCACCAAGAGTACCATTCCCCTACGCCCCGATGTTCGATTCCTTTTTTTGCATTGACGCCTAGTCGGTTAAGTGCGACGATGGGTACATGAAGAAACCAGCCCCGATCCAGAACGTGTACTGCATGCAGTACGTCGATGCGCTCCTCGCGCAGCAGGCGCAGGCCAACAGCGCTATCAACCGCTCGCAGGTCGCCGCCCGGGCCGGCTGCTACCCAGCGTCCCTCCACCACCTGGGGACAGGGACGCGCAAGAGCCACCTCCCAATCTACGGCAAGGGGTACACCTACGACGGGATCGCCAAGGGTCTCGGGGTGCCGTGGGTGACGGCGGGCGACATCGCAGCTGCGGGCGGCGTGTCCTTGTTGGACGCCCCCATCATCCGGGCGTCAGTCAACGGAGGCCCGGTGCAGGCGCTCACGCTCGCCGAAGCGGTCTACCACAATGGGTGTGGCGACGAGGTCGTTTGGCCGCGGTGTCCCTGCGCATCAGAATGGGAGAAATACCTCTCCGACCTGGGCGCTGCGTGTTTCGACGAGGGGAGCGTGGCGGGCATCCGGGAGGGCCTTCTTGCCCTCGCGCCGCTGGAGGACTGGGCGCTGGTCGCTCCCCTGTCTGAGTTCGCGATCCTGCAGGCGCCCGCGCCAGATGCCTCGCTCGTAACAGCCGCCTTCGCCCCGCCCCATCGACTCGACGCCGCCCCGGCCCACGCCTACGCGGAGCATCTGTGCGGCGACACCTTTGACCCCTCGACGTACTGGGCGCACGTCAGCTGCTACGCGGCCTCGGCGTCGTACTTCCAGCGCCCCTGCGCCGACGTGACGGCCCCGGAGGCGGCGCTGTACTACCTCGTGCAGAACCGCAGGACGCCCATGCGCGTCCTCCCTGAGTTCAGGGTCATCCGCATCTGACCACACACAACGACCAACGTAAAAAGGCCCTGATCGAACACGATCAGGGCCTTTTTACGTTGTGCGCGACCGACCTACTCGTCGGCGGGCGCTGCCTCATCGGGCGCGGGGGACTTGAACCACGTATAGGCCGACGTGCGGCCCGCAGACGCCTTGCGCACCCGAAACGCTTCGCGGCGGTGGAGCAGGCCGCGCAGGCCGCTGATGGTTCTCGCTCGGGTCAGGCCCGTCGCGATCTCGACCTCGAGCCGGGCCATGCCTCGTTCCTCGTCGAGGACCGCGAGCACGGCGGTCTGCGTGGCACCGCGCTTGCGGTGGCGGATACGCGGGGGGAGTGGTTCGTTCATGGGATCTCCTCAAAGTCGGTGTACTCGGAATCATACACCGATTCTTGTCCACCTAGCAACCCCCTTAAACCGCCCCAGAGTTGCATCGCCTGGAAGTTCGGCGGGGGCTTCTTAGACGCGGGTGCCGGCAGATGCCCTTGAGGCCGGTCCTCTCCCGCCTCGACCACCCCGGAGCCGCCCGCGAGCCGGTGGACGAACGTGGAGCCTCGGAGGCCGAGTTCGGCGATCCACAGGGCCATCGCCATGTCGTCGTGGGCCTCTTTGCCCAGGCCCCAGAGCTCGTTGACCAGGATGTCCACCAGCGCCCGGCCCTCGGCGTCGTCCTTGTGGTAGGGGAAGATCCACTTCCCGTACTCGAACTGCGTGCCCATGCTCGAGACGCCGTCCCAGGGATCGGCCTTATTGCGCCCCGTGGTCATATGCGGCTTGAGGGGCAGGTCGGTGGTGCGCTGCAAGCCCATGTAGTGCAAGTTGCCGAAGGCGTTGCGCTC